TAATCTTTCTTTTTCTCTTAGTAATTGTACTTCTGGTAGAGTAGTCATTCTAGCCCAAGCTTGATTTCTAGCATCTTCAAAAATATCGTCTATAACTTGATAATGATAGTAGTCCTTAGCTTCATATAAAGCTCTTTGACCAGATGCAATATCTTTATTCATCTGTTCTATAGATGCAAGTATTCTAGGGTTACGAGCAAGACGTTCTAATTTGACGTCTAGTCTTTCTTTACCTATTTCTTGTTGAAATCTAGATCTTAAGAAGTTTTCATCTGTTAAGTCATCGCCTTGTGGTGAATATAGCACTGATAGTCTAGCATCATATTTACTTGCAAACAATAACTCACGACCTTTGCTAGGACTTAAATGGAAAGCTATAGGACTAAACATGTTATATGCTCGAGTCATGAAGTCATATGGATTAACAGGTTTACCGTCTAGTACACTATACTTAGTTGGTATCTTCTCACCTTGACCGGCAAATGCTTCCATATACAAGTTTTGGTTACGTATACCATCCTCGATACCTGAGTTTAACTCTTTCATACCGGGGTTAAATAGTTTACCTAAGTCACGTCTTAATGCACCCATACCTAGAGAATTATTTATAAGACCACTAGCAATTTGAGCACCTTGACCGGGTTTACCACCAACTAAATCAGCAAAGCTTTGTAAACCTGATATGTAAGATTTACTTGTTACACCTTGAGATACAAGAAGTGACACCTTAAGTAAATTGTCTTCTGTCCACTCTTCACCCATTAATAAACTAGCATCACCTATATCACAAACTGTGCTCATGATTAAGTTAAAAGGTTCAAAAGAAGTATAGTCAACTTGTATATCACCAAATGTTATACAATTTGGTTTATAGCCTGCATCTATCCAAGTTTGTCGCATCTGTCTATCTACAGGACCATTACCAGTCATTTCCCCTTTCATCCACTTTTGAGCAACCATAAATACTAATCCAGAACCCATCGCTAATCTACCTGTTTGTAGTGCTTTAGCGTTGATTAGTTCTTGATCGGATGTAATACCATATTTAGAAGCTAACTCAGGTGTTAGCTGTCCGGGTCTAGCAAATGCTATATCATTAAATTCTTTAACGAGAAAGTTAAATCCGGGTGTATGTTTTGCAGTAAGTGCTAATCCGTTTACACCTGTTCTTGCAAACAAAAAGAAAGGTTTAGCCCATGGGTTCTGTTGGAATACAGAGTTTAAGCCTGCTGCAAATCCAGTTAAGTCTTGTGTAAGTGTAACTTCTTTACGTGCAAAGTTTGCAGCTTCTTCTGTTACATTACCATTATTATCAAATATATCACGATAAAACTTGTTCTCGTAATTTTTAATTAGTTCTGGTGTAATTTCAACATGATCTGATAACGCTCCGACTGCCTTAGCATCCATAGCACTTAATAGTGCCTTTTCTTTCATTTTAGCACGACCTATAATAAACGCAAATGCGTCGTCAGTTGCAGCCATGAGCTTAGTAGAGTATGTCAAGAATCTATTATCATTCATAGATCTTGCTATATTAGCAATATAAAATGCAGCTTTATCTCCAAAAGTTGCGTCAGGGCTATCTTCTGCAAATCGTCTAAGTATTTCCCAGTTATCATCACCTTGTGTATAGTCAGAGAAACGTGTTCTAGCATTTGCTATTTCACCACTCCAGTAACCACCAAGTCTAGTTTTAAATAACTGGAAAGATTCTGGTATAGCTTCTATCATAGCGTTCATACTAGCTAAACCTACACGTAGGGTACGGCTGTCACCAGTAAATGGGTATCTAAATACTGCACCTAGAGTTGTTGCCATAGGTCTAGTAAATGTAAAAACTGATGTACCTATTATAGCACGAGCCGAAGTCTTAGGTCCACTTAATACGCTGTGTGAAAACACACCTTCAAGTTCTCTAATAAGAGCACCTTTCTGTTGTTTACCTTCGATCTGACCACCTTTTATCATCTTTCTAGCCCAAGCGTTAAAGTCGTCTATGCTATTAACAGTCTGCATAGATGAAAATGCCTCAAACAAAGCCATTAACATATCTGGATCATCGTCAGCTATATCAAGTATAGCTTGTATAGACTCACGAGTATCTACCATTTCTTTGCTAAGTGTTTTCTTTAGATAAGCTCTTTTCTTACCTGCACCTAGTTCTGCAAAGTTTTGTGATTTAATAATTCTAGCTTTTTTAACTTCAGTAAGTAAGAAAAACATTGTATCCCTTACTTGTTCTAGTGGTCCATCTACGTCTCTTACATCTACAAAGTCAAATATTTCTCTAACACCAGTGCTTAAATCACGCACTTGTTGTAACAAAGTACTAATTAGCATATCAGCTACAACAACATTTTTACTTGTAAGTGTCTCGATTGTATCAACTAAGTTACCATCTATGTCAGTAAGATCATAAGTATCTCTAGATTGGAATAATTCTTGTACATAATCTGCTGTTGACATCTCAGCTGCATCTCTACCTAGTGATATACGTTGATGTGCAGCTATAGAATCTCCAAAAGCATCTACTAATGATATTTTCTTTTTGTTTATATCATCAAGAATCTTTTTAAATTTATTTTTACTGTACAGTTTAGATAAAATATCCTCTACAACTTCTTCAGTGTAGTCACTATACATAGCACCACGCTCTCGTTGCATCGGTCTTATCAAGTTACCGGCTGATCCTTCTGCTGCATCAAACTCATTACGTATTCTTTTTTGATTTGTAAATACATCATAAGGGTCATCTACTGATAAATGTGCACCTTGATGTGAGTCTGCTAAAGGTCTATTTTTACTTGCTCTAAAACCTTCTTCGTATGCTCGTAATTCATCTAAACCTTTTTCTGTTGTTCCGCTGATGATACTTTTATTACGTTTTTGTACCATTTCTACAATAGGTCTAGAGCCTTTACCTATAGCCATAGCAACACCGTCAAATACAAGACCTATTCCCATGCCTTCTACGATGTTTTTTAGTTTCATCATAATAGGATGGTCAGCTTCTTTTGTACTGATTGGTGTATCTATAAATCCATAGTGATCTCTTAGTGAACCTAACGCATTTTCTCCGTCAGATTCTTTAGATACAAGGTCAGATATAGCACCGATACCGGCTGCACGTACAAGACTAGGAGCACCTAATAATTTAGTAGCAGCTACACCGGCTATAGGAATACCGGCAGCTACTGCACCTTTTGCAGCTAATACTGTACCGGCAGCTAGTGTACCAAAATGTACCGTACCTCGAGCTAGCTTACCCCACCATGTTTTTGTAATGATTGGGTTATCGTAAGAGTTAAAAGGAGACCAGTCAGGTTTATAAAATCCCTGCTCTCTTTTCTCCTTAACCATATTACCATTTACAGCGTCGATGGTACGCTCAGGAAATGTAGCAACGGAGGAGAGAGTATCTTGTATTCCACCTGTAACAACTGACTGTAGTTCTTTAGCAACAGCTTTCAGACCCCATCTTTCTGCGTTTCTAGGATCGTCTAATTCAGCTTGTGTTTGCTGATCTTCTTCGCTAATATTCTGTTCTACTTGTCTAGCTTGTTCAGCCTGATCTATTTGTTGATCTAACGATTCAGCGGCGTTTAAGGCAGGTGACGTGTATGACGTCTCTACATTATACAGTTCTTCTTCGTTTAATTTCGCCATTAATTTTCCTCATTCATAAGTTCTTCAAATAATGTGAAGTTTATATACTTAGGTTGATTTACACCTTTAAAATAAGTACCATCTAGTCCTATAGATTCTGCAAAGTCTTCAGCTACATTAAACTGAGAATTAAAGCTAGGATCTAGTCCCCAAAACATTTTGTCATTATATAACTGCCTATCTCGTAAGGCATCAAATGCTTTCTTTTGAAACTCTGCATCAAACTTACCATTCTGAAAATCAAGATCTCCAAACTCTTCTCCTTCGTTAGGAACAAGAGAAAGTAGCTGTGCTTTAGTAAAGCCGAAAGCTCCTAAACCTGATTTATGTCCATATCCATTATCCCAAGCTGCGATCACTTGTGGAAATGTAAGTTCTTGTAAGTTAGTTATATCTTCACGATTCTTACCAGAGTCAATACTATTATATCTTTCGTCTGATTTATCAGATCTAAGATATGCGTATCTACTATGGTTAGATTCATAGTACCAGTCAGTATTCTCGCCTAATTCAAAAAATCCTCGTATAGTTCTACCGTTTGTAGGTTTGTATAAAAACTTTTCAAGTGTAAAAATATTATCTATATTATCTTTTTCTGGGCTAGTTACTTTTACATCTTTAGGTAACATACCAAGCTTGTCAAGACGTAATAGCATCAGTTCATGGCTACTATACCCCGGTAGATCATTGGCTATCTTAGCATAGTAAACAGGAAATGTCGCCCCGGGCACATTATTGATATAATCTAAAGCCTGTTTTGCTGCTCCTATATCTTCGCCCTTCCAATACTCTTCGCTGTTTAACATCTGTATAGGATTTGCATTTACTTCACGTAAAGTTTTTAACAAATCTCTATCCATTTGAGTTTTAGTAGATCTTGGTTGAGACCGTTTATAAAAGAGAGTATCTTTATAATCAACACGTAATCCACTAGCATCTTTTTGATTACTTATAGCTTTAACTTTTGCTAATGCGGCAGCAGCTGCATCTTCTGCACTGCTTGACCCGGGTAATAGCTTAAGAAATTCATTACGAAAATATTGTTTAGCACTTAACTGTACATCTTTTAAGTCATCAACGTGAATTGTTTTAGTTTTACCCGCATCTCCAAATAAACTTCTGATGTCAGCATCAACTAATCCTTCGTAATCTCTTACAGTATCTTTGTGAATTTGCAACCCGTTGACTTTGTTAGCTTCATCAAGAGCTTGCTTACGTATAGATCCAGTATTAAATTCTCCTAATCTTATTGATAAGTTATTTAAAACATCAAGAGGATTCTTTTGTAGATCTTCCATAAACTTAATAAAAGTTTCTTGATCGTCTTTTTCTTCCCATACTAAATGTTTGCGTAGCTCATCTAAACGTTTATCTCCTATAGGTATATTATGTTTAGCACTGATTTGTAATAATGCTTTATTTCTATCAGCCTTAGATGGCATAGCATCTGGATTGCTAGTAACTAATTTTAACTTTCCTATTTCTGCCTCAACATCTATAGCTATTGCATTTGACTTTTCAGCTTCTCTGTTAAGTACATCTTGTCTACCTGCTTTTAGTTTAAGACCACGTATCTGTGCGACAAAAGCTTTGCTACTAGCATTGAGATCAGCTAGTTTCTTTTTTTGACCACTAGATCTATGAGTCATTATTGAGTTTTCTATGGCTGTAAGCTGTGGTGCTGTAAGCTGATTTTTCTCAACAAGATATTCTAAATCAGTGTAGAGTTTACTGAAGACACGTGCACTATCTTTTACACCTGTTTCCTTTTCATGTATTTGTATATACTCAGAAATAGCCTCTGATGTTGGTATAGTTTTATCTGAAAGAGCTGCAATTAAGTTACTACGTCTCTTATAATCTATTACCTTTTTATTTTCATTTAGTTTAGTGTTTAAAAGAGCTGCATAAACTTTATCATCAATCTCATTTTGTTGTTGAATAACAGCTTTACGTCTATTAAATCCCAAAAAGTTTTCGCTACCTCTGTCATACATTCCAGTGGTTATGTTAAATGATTTTCTGAGATTTTGTTTAAGTAACGCAGCTTCACGCACCATACCTTTATTTATGAGTTGTTGTAAAGTATAACTTGGAGCCCCGGGCTGACCTCCGTATAAACTTGGCGGAAAACCATTTTCGCTATAATACTTGGAAGTAACATAGGCACCATACATATCTACCATCGTTTTACTGTTCAGCCTGCTTGCTTCTTCAAAAGTGTTTTCTTTAGTTACATCAGTTGTTTGAACTGCCTCTTCTTTAACTTTTACGTTTGCACCTTGCTGTTCAGCATTTGTAATTGCGGTGTGGTTTAACTGTGCCTCTTCCGTTTTTAAATCAATATGCTGTTTTTTCTTTTCTTCCTCTGCCTTTTTTATTCCGTCATATCTATCTTTACCCGCTTGTGGTGGTGGTGTCTTGTCGTCCTCTTCCTTTTCTGGTGGTTTTTTATCTTCTGGTTTTTCCTTCTCGTCGTCTTTATCAGGTTTACCATAATCATCATCTTCGCTAGCTTGTTTCCACTTGCTTATAGCATTTGTAGCAGCAGCAGCTTCTTTAAATAGATTACCAAACTTTTGAAAGTTAGAAGATCTTTGATTAGCCATAGCAATAGCTTGCTGACCATACATCTGAAACATTGCAGCATTATCTGCTGAGAACTTATTGATACCTTGAGCCATAGAGTCAGAAGCACCAAAGCCTATGCCACTATAGTTTGTATCTGAAATGTTAAAAAATTTATTATCAGGTAATGTAGCCATTAGACAGCCTCCAACTCAACGTCAATTTTATCATAGTAAACACCAAGTAGCCCATTGTCTAAAATACCAACAGCCATTGGATTTACTTTAACAACTTCTTGAGCTATAACTCCTCGATATCTTTCATCAGGAGACTCTCCTCTATAGTTCCATTCAAAGATACCATAGCCTTGAGGTGATGTACCTACACGATCTATGTTATCTTTTACTCTAGCATCACTTACAGCCATAGCTATACCGGCGACACCAGTAGCTACGTTTAAACCAAAGCTAATACTGTTCATTAGCTGACCGGCTGAATCTCTACCGGGGTCCATAGTTGGCATACCAAATTGAGGATCTGAGCCAAGAGCTTGATTTTGTTTATCTATCATAGCTTGTCGTCTTCTTTCTCTACCTGTTTCAGCAGTAGCTTCTCCTACGGTAGCAAGTTTGTATTCTTGACGATCTATAGCAGCTACCTTATTTAGATAGTCTGCCATCTTATTTCTACCAAACCTTCTAGATCTGCCACCTTCATTTACTCTTTGACTAATGGCAAATTTTTTAGCAGCTTCTTGTTTAGCTAATAAACCTGTACCTTGCTGCTGTAAGGCAAACATATCAAAATCACTACGGGCACGTGATTCGCCTATACTTTTGATTTTTTGTATGTTTTGTTTATAGTCTGTTTCTCTATTCCATTGTTTTATGGAGTCTGCATAGTATCTGCTTATCCGCTCTTGATTTCTCTGTCTAGCGGCTTCACGTCTACCCGCATTAGGATCTGGTGCACACACGGCAAAATTCTATAAATTGTAAATTGTTTGGTCCATGTTTAAACTTGCGTAAAAACTTGAAACCTAAAAACTTTAATAGTTTTAAATGTACTGTATTTCTACAGTCTACTATGTTCCACAAAAGAGGTTCATCACGGCTATCGACATACCGTTTCGCTTCTCTCGCAAATGTAATAGGATAACGATGAATAGCGGGAGTACATAACATCCATATTGCACCGTCATCCCCGACTCCTGCTAGTCCGGCGGTCTCGCCGTCTGGTACTGTGAAATACACAGCAGAGCCAATCCTAGCCACTCGTAATAGTTCGGTCGTAGGATCTAGTCCATGACCTTCTACGACCTCTCTGAGGTCATCTGGGCGTAGGTTAGAGGCCACCTCTTTGGCAGCCTCCTCTGTAATTGGGTGTATGTAATTAGGCACGTCTATAATATCTAGGTGAATAGTAACCTTCCCATGTCATAGCTCGTAAAGTAGAGGGAGCGGGATGGCTAGATTTAAGTGTAATATCTACGTTTGTATTCTGTTCGTATACAGGTATAGTTTTTATAAACTCGTCTAAGTATGGTGCATCAGATACTTCATACTCATCTAAAATTGTAGATTCATATACTTCAGTGTAGTCTGTTTTACCAACACGTTCAAGTGTAGTTTCATATAGACCTACCTTACCGAAGTGAAACTTAACTCTATGTAATACAAGTGAAGAGTTTACATCAGATAAGAAACGTTGACCTTCGGTTCGTGTATAGTATACTCGTGGAAACTTGACACTATATTCGTAGATGTAACCTATCGTTAGTGTTACACCTGACCAATCTCCCGGTACTGTAAAGCTGTTACTGCTAGTTAAGGTTGGTTTTGCATATCTACCTACACGTGTAGAAGCGGTGTTTGTATCAACAACAACTAGATCGTAGTTAGGACTGGTTACACTTGGTAGCCAACTGACACTACTAAATGTAGTTAGATTTGTTGCTGCACTAAAACTACCACCACTGATAGTTGTATGATTATCTACATGAAGTAAAAATTCTACATTATCTTGTACGATACTTGGATCAGTTTCTTTCTGTACTAGACGCATGCTCTGTAAGAAATTATCAGTATCTAAAAAGAAATACTCGTCGTTAATAATAAAATGATATTTAAGTGGATTATTAAACTTCCATTTAAACCATGCAGATTGTTGACGCTTATCGCCTACATTAAGATATCTAAATCCTATTACAGTATCAGAGTCAGTTTTACCTATAGCAACTATCTGATTCTCTCTAGAGTTAGTTAATAAATCTACATCTTTTGATATTGTAGTAGGTATAATTTTACTTTGTTCTACAACATTAGGCTCACCTTCTCGTGCAATATTAGCCATTTCATTAAATCGACTAAATTTACCAGAGTTATCTAAGTAAGCTATTGTCACACCTAAAGATATTGGTGGTACAGTTTTGTTGTAGTTAAATGTAGCTATACTACGCAGCTTTGCAGTATCAGGGTTCAGTACTGTGTCATCAGATGATAATAAAAACTGTTGGTTTGTACTAAATACGACCAAACCTGTGTTTATATCTATACCATCAAACAGTTCAGATGGGAATGTAGAGGAGCATGCTATATCTATAGGGTCATTTGCACTAACAACTAGGGCTGTTTCTGACCAAAAATTAGGTACACCAACTGTTCCCGGTCTACATAATACCACGTTTTCGCCTGCTAAAAAGGCTAATCTGTTACGGAAAAACAATACTTTATTAATACGTTTACCTACAAATGATGGTATTGGGTTAGTTGTATCATCACCTACTGCTCTATCAGCATATGTAAACTGTTTTACAGTAAATGTAGTGGTAGCTGTACGTTGTATAACAATAGGCATGTTAGTAAAACTTGTAGCTATACCCGGTTGAGCACATTCTGTCCACGATCCTGTACCATCTACGTTGTTTTCTCCTTCAAATTTTAGGTAATAATCATCTTCATCTGACATACGAGCGTTTGATACCTTTACTATATACCCATGTTTACACTGTTTAGGTAGTAAAGTTACGTCATTTACACTCGATCCCATGTTACGCATGAGGTCATCTTCTACAATTTCTATGTTAAATGCACTAGACTTTGTAAGATATAAACCGTTACCTATAACTGTAGCTGTAATACCTGTACCAGTAAACTCAGCTTGTAATCCGCCAAGAATTGTATCAACTGTCACAGCTGTATCAGCATCGAATGGTGTAGGTGCAGGGCGTATAGCTTTGATGTTGGCTTTAACACTTATTGCTTCATGATCTGTAACTTCGATAGTATATGTAGCAGAAGAATCTCCTTTTGTAGAGTTACCACCACTGATACTACCACTTACAGTACGACCCTTAGCTTGAGTCAGAGTAACAGAAACTTGATCTCCTGTAACCCAACCTTCACCACCATGTAGTAGTGTTATTCCTCTACTATATGCACATGCAAAGTCTTCTGCGGAGTCTCCATCCCCACCTACAGTACCCTGTTGTCCTAATATATTTAATTTGAATATTAAGTTCTTTTTAGAGCCACTGTCTACACTAAATGTTTGAACACCAATACCTCGACATTGACCTGTACCTGCTGATTCATCAAGATTATCACTTATAATTTTAACACGTGTAGCTCTATTTATGGTAGTGGTAGTACTATTGTCATAAGCATTAAGTGCATATTGTCTACCATTTTCTGTTCGAGTTAGTTCTATAAATGCAAAGTGTGCATCAGGGTAAGCTTGTGAGCTACCTGTTGTACCTACCAACGTATTAGCATTAGTACTGTCACGACTGCTAACAAAGGTAGTGTCGTTGATAGTAAGGAATTGTAAATTTTCTGGTTCACTTGTTGCAAGATAATTTTGTATTGCAGTTTGTCCACCTGTGCCATAGGCTGTAGTCATAAGTGTACCGTCACTACAACGCCACACTCTGACTTGTCCATCAGCTGCTACCTGTCCTATGTATGATCCTTCGTCTTCATCTCTATGGTAGTGAAACCACGAACCACCTGACTGCACTGAGGATAAGGGACTGCTGCCTATTCTTTTACTACCCGGTCTCTTATATAAACCACGTGTCACGTCTGGTATAGCGTTGACAACATCTTTTACTTGTCCGGGAAATTTTAATTGATCGGGCTGTTCCGATATACCTCCCACATAATTAGGGATGGTTTGTGTGATACTAGCCATTAGCGTCTAAGATTTGTCCAAGGTTGATAAGTTTGATATGCAGTATTTTCTGGGAATCCAAACATACTATGATTACCTTGATTACATTCGTACTCCATAATAGCAGCTCGTGCTAGAGACTCTTGTTGTGTAATTAGTTTAGCTAAGTTAGGATTCGCAACTAGCTGTGTAGCTGCCTGTCTGGATGCTCTGTATGTGATGTATCTTTTAAATACAGTAGGTAGATCTTCGTAGTTGTACATTTTAACTACATCTAAGTCAATGCTTTCGATTGTAGAAAAGTCATCTGTGTGATCTATCTTATCGTATAAGTAACCACCTCGTTTGACAACATCGTATTCTCTACGTGCCCAACCTTTAGACACATCAAGCTGTAGCACATCGTTGGCTATAGCTATCTTGCCTGTAACTGAGTCAGGTGTATATTTTACATGTAGTTCTGTGTTGAAATGCCAACCTTCTGCTTGTGTATCTACGTTAGCATCACGAAGTAAGTTATAAATAAATGCTATCTCTGGGTTATCGTAAACCAAAGATGTTACTGGTGCTTGACCTATAGCTCCCAGTATAGAGTTTACTGCGGATAGTTCTGTATCGAGGTCAATAGTTGTGGAAGCCATAATAAAAAAGGGGAGCCGAAGCCCCCGTATAAAAATAAAAATTTAACCAAATGTACTTGGTGCTGTGTTTGTACCTGCGTACAATTCTACAGCAGCAGCAGGGTTTAAGAAGTCTGCACCCATAGCAAGTCTTCCGAGGATTACATCACCTTGGTAAACCACTGAGATGTCTCCACTTGTTACTTGAACTTGTGGTCCGATTGCTTCTACAACACCGGCAGCTTCTTTCTGGAAGATAAGTCCACATGAGTTGTTAAACTTAGCTTCTTGTCCGTAGTCGTTTACGGTAACGTTGTGGTCGTCACCCATTGATTCGCCTACGAAGTCGCCTGTGTTTCCGGGGTCTGTAACACCGGGTGCTGTGCCTGATACAGCTCCGTACTTAGTACCAAACTTGCCAAAGAAAGGAATGTTCATTGACTTGAAGATCTTGATGCCTGCAATTTCAATGATGCCATTACCTGTCTGTAATGCTGTACCTGTCTCGTCTCTGTTGATAAGACCGTTAGAACCTGTCTCTTGGATAAGTTCGTAGTACTGTCTAGGGTTAAGCACACCTACTCTACCATCGTTAGAAACTCCTTTCTCATCTAGTGCAGCAGCTGCATCGTAGAAAGCGTTAATAAGTGAAGAAGCAGTGTATGCTTGGTCAGCGTTAGTGCCTGCAGCACCAACTTTGATCTGAGTTCCACCGGGCTCTACAAAGTTAGTCTTTGTAATTGGGCTAGCTTTTCTAGCTGCCTTAGTGATGGCTCTGAAGATTTTTCTGTCATACTTTTCTGCAAGTGCATAACCAATCTTCTTGGAAATTTCACCCCTCAAATCGTAGTGAGAAAGTGTTTCATCCAATTCATAAACGAACGCAGAACTAATTAATAGGTCGTCGCAAGTTATGGTTTTTTCAGCTACTGGAGGTGCTCCATCAGAGTTACCTAGTATGCTGTTGCCGGGTGTATGATACTCGGCTGTTGTTCT